TGGCGCGTAAGTTCTGCACGAAACGATCCAGCGGTTCGTCGTAGCGCCATGTTTGTCGCTGATAGGGCGACGGCGTTTGCTGTTGCTGCCATGCCTTCGCCCGTGCGTGGCGCTCCCGCTCCAGCATGGACCGGCCCTTTGCCAGTTCGCGCTGTTCTTCCTGGGTTTCAACGCGCCACCAGCCGGGTTTGACCTGGCGGAACGTGTTCCCTCCGTCTCCGTCTAACGCTGAGTGCGGCGGCGTTACCCAGCGTCGGTGCGGTCGGTCATGTAAGGGCGGCTGTTCGGCGTCACGGGCGAGTAAACCAAGAAGCACTTCGTCGGTGTCCGGGTCCAGTATATCGTTTTCGGCGTCACCCAGGAACTGCATACGACGCCGGTGGCGCAACATTGCGGGGGATAGCACGGTAGGGGTGTCCCGTGTTGGTTGTTGATCCTGAAGGTTCATGTTCGCCGTGTCTTTTTGTCAAGCCCTCTGGACAACCAAACAAAACACGGCCCATAAGCGATCCTGGTTTCAGCCAGCACCTTCGGTGAAGGCAAAGCAGGATCGCGCAAGTGGCGGAAGACGACACCAACACCAGCACGACCGACACGGACCGACCACTGGCGGACTCGTCCCCCGCGCCTGAAACCACGACAGATCCGAAGCCCTCGTCAGGCACCGACACGCAAGACGCGCCCTCGTCAGGCGACACCCCACTGTCTGATCGCGACGGGTTGCTTGAAGCAGTCCGCGCGGTGGTCAAAGTCCAGGAAACGCCCGCGCTCCCCTCGCAGACCGAGGGCGACGGCGCCGCGACACAAGGGACTGACACGGACACGGCTGGGACCCGCCCGGGAGAAACCGGGACCCAAACATCGGATGCCGCCCAGCAACCAGGAGCCGATCCGACCGAGGCCGAACTTCGGAAGCTACGTCCCGAGACAAGGCGGCGGTTTGAACAGCTACTGGCCCAACGGGATGAGGCCCGCACGACCCTGAACGCGTTGTCGCCCGAAATCGAGCAACACCGCCAACTTCAAGGTTATCTGCGCCAGCACCAGCTTGCCCCTGATGACGTGAACATGTTGCTGGGGGTGGGCGCGTCGCTGCGGCGAGGCGACTACCAGGCGTTTTTGAACGGCGTGATGCCTTACGTGCAGGCCGCTCAGGAAGCCATTGGCGTGCGTCTCGCGCCGGATATGCAGCGACAGGTGGACGAAGGGCTTATCACCGAGGAAACCGCGCGAGAGGTCACGCGGACCCGTTTCCGGGCCAATCAGTCCGAGGAACGGTTGCGCGCTGAGACGACTTCCCGCGCGCAGGAGGACCAGGGCCGCGCACTGGAAGCGGTCCGCATGGCCGTGACGAACTGGGAAAACGACATCCGCACGAGGGACCCCGACTACTCCCTGAAAGCCAATGCTGTCCGGCGCTTCTCGCAGGCGCTGCTGCAAGAGAAGGGCGCGCCGACCACGCCCGATCAGGCGGTGGCGCTGGTGCAGGAGGCGTATCGCGAGGCGACCGATGAAATCGCGCGGCTACGACCGCCGCCGCGACCCACGCGGCCCGCTCCGCCCGGCATCAACGGCACATCGCACGGCGCCGCGCCCGAGCCGACGAACATGAAGGACGCCGTCCTTCTGGCCATGTCGAACATGAGGCGCGCGTCGTGATCCCCCAGGGACCACGTAAATGGCTTTCACAGCCGGAGAACTCGCGAACATAGCCAACGCCGCACTGGATTTTTACTACAATAAGGGAGACACGTTCAAACAGTCGATCCAGGCCAAGCCCTTGCTGAAGTGGGCCGAGGCCAGCGCCAAGTCGTTCCCAGGTGGCAAGGGAAATATATCCCTGGCCGTGAAGGGCGATTACGGCGCGGGCGGCACCAACGATCATGTCGTGGGCTACACGCACAATGACACGGTGAACTTCTACACGCCGGCCAACATCAAGCGGGCGAACTATCCGTGGCGTGAACACCACATCGGCCTGACGCTGACGCACACCGAACTGAAGATCGACGGCATCTCGATCACGGATGACGCCGGCAACGGTTCGGACATGAGCAATCATTCTGACCGCGAAGTGACTGTCCTGGTGAACCTGCTCCAGGACAAGCTGGAGGACTTTGGCGAACAGTATGCGCGCAACATGAACGCTCTGCTCTGGGCCGACGGGACCGCCGATCCCAAGGCGCTGGCCGGGATGCAAAGCATAATCCTGGACAGCCCGGCGACCGGGACCACCGGGGGCCTCGCCAGGACCAATACGTGGTGGCGCAACCGCGCGGCCACGGCGGCGTTCGGCGCCGCCGGGGGGCGCGGCGTGATTACCTCCAGCCCGACCAACGGCGGTGCGCTGATCGAGTTCTTGCAGCAGGAGTATCGCCAGTTGATCCGTTACGGGGGCAAGCCCTCCAAGGCGCTGGCCGGATCTGACTTCATTTCGGCCATGGAGACCGAGTTCCGCGCCAACGGCAACTACTCGATGACGGGCTTCACCGGGGTCCAGGACGGCTCCATGGGACAACTCAAGTTGCCCGGCGGCGCCACCATCGAATACGACCCGACGCTGGACGACCTGGGCAAGAACAAGCGCCTCTACTGGTGGGACCCGCGCCACATCTATCTGATGAAGATGGACGGCGAGTGGGATCACCGGTTCACGCCGGCCAGACCCTACAACACCTTCGTCATGTATAAATCCCTGACGCACACTGGGCAGATGGTCGCCCAGCAACTCAACGCGTCGGGCGTTTACGACATCGCGTGACTTTTGGAACCGCCGGGACAGGACATGTCCCGGCGGTGTTTCCCGTGGGACAGGAGGCCCAGCCTATGAACTTCCAGCTTTTGCGCTGCTCCGTGGCGCTGGCCGGCGATCCCGAACAGGTGGTCGTCCGGCACCGGGGCCGTCCCATCGTGTTTCCCGAACTGATCGTCTTGCAGCATCTGCACGGCGAGGACGCGATCCAGGACGTTCACGTGGTTGGTGAGTGGGACGCGACGCAGGCCGAGGTTCTGGAGCGGCTGCGGCTGACCTACGGGGATAAGGCGGTGCAAGAGGTCTTCCCGGGCGCGCGGCCCAGGCTACCCCTGGCGGACGGCTCCATCCCGCTTTGCGTCGAGCCCGTCTATGTCGCGCCGCCGACGCGGCCCGACAGCCCCGATCCGATCCTCAAGCCCCTGGATCAGTTCACCATGCCCAGCCACATGCCGCGCGTGGTGAACACCTACAAGGACGAACCGCCGCCGCCGGATCTGAGCATCGACCAGATCGCCGGCCACGAGGCGGACGAACTGGGTGACGACCCGCTGGGGCTGGCCGACGCGGTCACGATGGTCACGGCGGCGCCCAAACCCGAGATGCCGGACGCGGCGAGTTTTCGCGCGCGGGACAATGTCCGGGGCGAGGGGACCAGCGCGCCCAGGACGGCGGATCACCTGCCGGACGTGGCCGGCGGCGCCATGCGCCGCGAAAGCGAGGGCAATCTGGCGGCGCGCACCGCCCGCGCGGTGAGGGTGCAGAACAATGGGTAAGCAACTGCGCGACATGTTGACGGATCTGCGCGCCGAACTCGGGCACTCCACCAACGTCGCGCACGGCATCAACGACCGGGACACGCTGATCTACTATCTCGACCGCACCCAGCAGGATCTTTACCGGGACTATGACTGGCCGCAACTCATCATCGACCGCGACACCGACATGGTGCAGGGCCAGCGATACTATCAATACCCGGTGGATCTGACGTTCGAGGACGTGAGCAAACTCTGGCTCATCTCCGACTCCAACATGTGGATCAGCAACGTCACCTACGGCATCGGTCCCCGGGAAATGCGGCTCTACGACAGCGAGGCCGGCGCCCAGTCCTGGCCCCCGAGACGCTGGCAGCACAACGCCGACAGCGGCATGTTCGAGATATGGCCGATCCCTGACGCCACGACCACCGACCACGCGGGCCGGCTCAGGATGCGCGGGACCAAGACGGTCAAAAAGATGGTCAACGACAGTGACGAGGCGACCCTGCCGGATCACCTGATCGTGCTGTTTTGCGCGGCTGAAATCCTGGCCCGGGACGAGGCGAAGGACGCGCAACTGAAGATGACCAAGGCGAACGAGGTCATGCGCCGGCACCGCGTCAGGCAGTTCAGCCACAAGCGCGAGCCCTTCGTCATGGGCGGCGGCGGTGGGGACGCGCGGGCGCCCATGGGCGAGTTTGATACCGGCATCGTGGGCCTGGATTACATTCCACCCGGCTACGGCAACGGCCCCTGATGCCGTGGGCAAAGTCTTCTCGATCACCGACTTCAAGGAGGGCCTGGATGTCCGCAAGTCACCGCTGACGGCTCCAGGCGGATCGTTGCGCATCCTGGACAATGCTGTCCTGACGCCGGGCGGTGAAATCGAGAAGCGGCTGGCCTTCATCAAGACCACCACGTTGCCGCCCAACACCGCCGCGATCTTCGGGCAGGGCGACCTGCTGCATGTCTTCGGGGTCAACCTGGGCGCGGTGGACCAGGGGACCACGCCCTGCTCTGTTTTCCCGCACGAACTGGCGATGCCGCCGGGCGGCGCGCCCATCACGATCCTCGACATCGAGGCGTTCAACTTCAGGTTCTTCGTGTGCGGGACAGCGGCGGACGGCTCCAACCACATTTGGTATGACGGCGCGCTGGTGTTCGAGGCGGACGGGACCACGCCCAGTCAGGGCACCTACGCCCGCACCTACAAAACGAAGATGTATCGAACCTGGGGACCCTATGTGAACTTCTCGGGGGTCAACGATCCTTCCGTGAACGATCCGTCCAGCACGACCAACCCCGGCGCCGGGTTCATCAACGTGGGCATCAACGACCCGGAGAACGAGAACGCCGTTTCGATGGAAGTGTTCTTCGACAAGATGGCGGTCTTCGCGCGCCTGACGACACAGCTTTGGAGGCTGGACCCGGACCCGACGCTGGATCAACTGGATCAGGTCATCCGCATCGGCACCCTGGCGCCGCATAGCGTGACGCAGTTCGGGACCGGCGATATTTTGTTCCTGTCCGACTCGGGCGTGCGCAGCCTCAAATCCCTGACCATTACCAACACGGCGTCCGTCAGCGACGTGGGGTCCGCCATCGACCCGCTGATGACGGCGCAGATACGCACGAACGAAGCCGCCGCGATGGCCGCGCGGTCCGTCGTGCAGCCCATCGCCGGGCGCTACTGGCTCAGCATCGCGGATAAAATCTACGCGCTGTCATACTTCCCGGCGGGCAATATCACGGCATGGTCCCAGTTCACGCCGGGCTTCGACGTGCAGGAGTTCGCCGTCGTCGCCAACCGGGTCTACGCGCGGGGACCGGATCAAAGCCTCTACCTCTACGGCGGCGTGGATAACCAGACTTACGACAGTTCCCGGGTCACGGTTCGCACCCCGCACATGGAAATGGACGGTCCCACCACCCGCAAGCGCATCCAGAGCGTCGACGTGATGTGCCAGGGCCAGTGGTCGATCAGCATGGGAATGTTGCCCAACAACACCGATGCGTTTGAACTGGTCGCCACGGTCCAGGACAACACCTTCGGACTTCAGAGCATACCGTTCGCCGGCTACGGGACCCACGTGGGCCTGGAACTCATCCACGAGGCGCCCGGTCCCGCGTTGCTCGCGGCGATCCACCTGAACATGCAGGAGGGATCGGTCAAATGAGCGGTGTCACGCGCGAGGCGCCCACGCGGGCGGCGGTGGAGTTCATCGTCCATAATCTCCGGGACCGGGACCGGCGCGAAATCCTGGCGCTGCGCTGGGACGACAACCTTGACCCCTTGATCGACCAGATCCTGGCCGTGTGCGCGAACTCCGATCTTTGGTCGGCGTGGTGGTGGGACGGCGTCCCGGTGGCGCTGAACGGCGCCAACATGGCCCGGCCCGGGGTCTTCGTGCTGGGCGCGTTCGGGACCGATGAGTGGCCCTGGATCGTGCGGGCGCTGACCCGGGACGCGTTCGACCGTGTCCTGCCCGGCATGATCGAGCGCGGCGGGCATCGCGCCGAAGCCTATGCCCTGGCTGAAAACACCGACAGCCGGCGCTGGATCGAGGCGCTGGGCGGCGAACAGGAGGGCTTGCTGCGCGAGTATGGGCGCACGGGCGAGGATTTCATCCTTTACGCATGGAGATTGCGTGATGTGCTTCGGCGGCGGCGGCAAAAGCAGTTCACCCCTCCAATTCTACCGGACATCGTCGGGGGACACGTTCTACGCGGAACCGGGGATCGACCAGACCTACCTGGACAAGGGGGCGAGGACGGTGGCGCAGGCCCAGATGATGGCCCAGCAGGACATGTCCGACAAGCAACTGGCCCAGCAGAAGCAGATCGCGGACCAGCAGGACAGCTTCAACCGCCAGCAACTGGCGGACCAGAAAGCCCAGCAGGACGCGCTCCAGGCGCAGGCTGACGCGCAGTCGGCACGGCAAAACCAGTATGACACGGGCCGCGCCAGTCTCCTGGCCGAGGGCACGCAGAAGATCAATGACGCGTTCGGGCGCTTCTCGCCGGATTACTTCAACCAATACACCAGCGACTACATGAACAAGGCCACCAACGACATCGACTACCAGAAGAACATCGCCAACAAGCAGTTGTTATTTGGCCTTGCCCGCCAGGGACTTGGCTCGTCCCAGGCGGCGGTGGACCAGAAGGGCCTGCTGGAGGAAGACGCCGGGCGCGCCACGGCGGCGCAGACCCAGAACGCGCTGGACGCGACGAACACGCTCAAGACGCAGGTCGCCAACACCAAGCAAAACCTCCTGGGACAGGTCACGTCAGCCGAGAACGTCGCGCCGCCCATCGCCGGGGTGAACGATCAGGCGGTGAGTTCCGGCCTGGATACCACGAGGCAGGCCATCTCAGGCGTCACCAGCAACGCGGGCGACACCATCGCCTCGCTGGGCGGCGTGCCCACGGTGAGCCCACTGACCAACATCTTCACCAACGTTCTGGGTGGCGTGGGGTCCTACGCCAGCGGTCAGAACGCGCTGGGCGTCAGCAACACCTATGCCAACGCCAAGAGCGCCGGCCTGGGCGGGACCAGCCCCGGCGGCAGCAGCGCGACGATCCGGTAGGAGCCAGCGAGCATGTGCGAACCCATCAGTATGACGACGGCGCTGACGGCGGCGGGGCTGGCGCTGAGCGCCGGAACGGCTGTGTATGGCGCCGCGCAGAGTTCCAACGCGCAGACCATGCAGGCCAACGCCATCCGGGACCAGAACTACGCCACCCAGCAGGCGCAGACCCAGGCGTTCAACCAGCGGATGGCCGCGACCCGCGCGCAATCAGACGCGCAGTTTGATACCGCGCAACGGGAGAACACCGCGCGCACGACGCAGGCGGCGGCGACCCGTCAGGCGCAGATGGCGGCGCTCGACCGCCAGAACCAGACCGTCAACGCCGAGAACACGACCGCCGACCAGCTACGCGCGCAGGCCGATCAGCGCGCGCAGGAACTGTTGCAGTCCACCACCGCGCCCGGGACCATGGATAAGTCCCAGCAAGGTGCCCAGGATCAGGCGGCGGCGTTGCTGGCGGCGTCCCAGGCCCCTGGTCCCACTGGTCCCGCCGCCACCGATCCGTCCGGGTCCGGCGCGTCCACGTCCACCAACGACCCCGTGATGAAAACCGCGTTGGCCCGGCGCATGGGGATCGCCGCCGCCAATATCCGCCAGTATGGCGCGGACATCGCCAAGGTGGCGTCCTACGGCCAGCCGCTTCAGGACACGGCACAGGCGATCACCGGCAACCAGACCGCCATCATGCCCGCCCAGACAGCGGAAAAGCTGCTTCAAAGCGGTTCAGCGGTGAGGTTGCTTCCCTCGCAGATCGCTTACCGCAATGCCACGGACTATGGCGCCGCCGCCGATCAGGCGATCCAGGCCAAGGCGCAGGGTGAGAACGCTTACTCGGGTCTCGCGTTCGGCAACGCCACGGGCAGCGCCAACCTGGGTCAGTCCGACTCCGACACCGCCGCCGCCAACAAGGCGGCGCAGGCCAAGGCCGACGCCGCGTGGCAGCAACAGGTGGCCGGGCTTTACTCCGGGCTGGGCAATCTGGGTGCCTATGCCACGGGACGCTACGGCGCGGCGGTCCTGCCGGGCGCCAGCGGTCAGACACCCTACAACCCGAACATCAACATGAACCTGCCCCCGGGGATTACATAAGCCATGCCATTTTTCCAGACAGGTAATCCGGGCTGGGATCAGGGCCTGAACGGGCTCGCGGGGAGCCTGTTCCCGGACCCAAGCAAACAGGCGCAGGCCGGCTATTACGGTGCCGAAACCGCGCAGGCTCTGACCAAGAACTATCAGCTTCGCGACCAGATGGGCCAGCAGCGGTATTTGCAGGACCTGATGGCGCGAGGGGGCGTCGGTCCCACGCCCATACCAGGACAGGCGGCGCCGCCGGGACCAGAGGCGCCCCCTGGGCTGGTCATCCCCGGGACCAATGCGGGCGCACCGCCGCCCCAGGCGCCACCCCAGGCCCCGCCCCAACCCGGCGCCGGTTCTCCAGGCCCGGCACCGGGTTGGGGCGGGGTGTCGCCGGGACCGCCGGGCGCCGTCCTGCCTTCGCTCCTGGCTTCAACGGTAACGGGCGGTGGCGCGCCCGGCGTGTCACCCGGCACGGGCACCGATGGCAAGCCGATGCCCTCCGATCCGTCCCTGTCAGGACCGATGGGGATGCACCCCGGCACCGCGCAGCCGCCCGGCGGCGGGGTGAAACAGGCACCCCCGGCGGCGGCGAACGGCTCGCCCGCGCCTCTCATGGTGAACCTGCCCTATCTCATGGCCACCGCCGCCAGGGCTGGCTACGACCCGAACGTGGTGAAACTTCTGGGAACGTCCTGGATCAACGGTCAGATCGCGTCCGGTGCCATGGACAAAGCCACGGGAGAGCGGTTCCTGTCCGGCGCCGGGGACAGCGCACCGCTGAACGCCACGACCCAGATCACGACCACGGGGATGAACAACGCCACGACCCTGGCGAACACCCGGCTCCAGGGCCAGAACCAGATCGCGGCGACCCGCGCGGGACAGGTCATGGTGGCCAACGATCCCGCCGATCCCACCAAGGGTTTCCATTGGGAGACCCAGGGCACGGCCACCGATCAGCACATGCCGGGCTACGACTCGGGCGTCGCCCAGAAAGGCATGGAGACGCAGCCCACGCTCAACCCGGCGGACCCGCTGCATCCGAACCTCACGCCCTTATCGAGGATCATCGCCCCCGGTTCGGCGTATCAGAGCCCGAACGTGGATCAGGCCACGGCGGACGCGAAGATCGTCACCATCGTCAAGCCGAACGGCGACCGCGTCGGTATCCCTTACGGCCAGTATCGCCAGGACCCATCGGTAGGGCGCCTGGAGAACCCGAACGATCAGGGCACCACGAACATCATCAGTCCGAAGACCGGGCTTCCCGCCGTCACGTCGACCCCCCAGGCGGTGGCGGCGGGCGCGCAGCCGATGCCTACCGGCACGGATCAAAACGTCGCCGCTGGCGCGGCGGGCGTCACTGGCACGACCCTGAACAACCCCCCGGCGGCGGGACCACTGAGCGAAGCGGTCCGCGCGGGAAATGAGAACATACAGCCCAAGGCTGTCCTCACGCCGGACCAGGAACTGCGGATCAGCGGGATGGTGGATCAGACCGTCCAGCACATGTATCCGGTCCCCGGCGGGCTGCACTGGTCCAACTCATCCGCGCTGGCCGCGATCAGCGCGGAGAAGAAAGCCGAGGTCATGTCCCGGGTCCGGGACCTCGCCGCGACCACCAAATACCGCAACGATCCCGCCGCCGCCGTGACCTTCGTGCTTCAGCAGATGCAAAACGAAGGAAGCCTTCCAAAGCAGGTGGAGCGAGGGCTGGGCTGGTTTTCCCAGACAGCCCCTTACCTGACCGGCGGCAAAGATCCTCGTTTCATCGTGGATCAGGCGCCGTCGACTTCGGAGCCAACCCCGGGACCGAAATCCCTGGTCGATACCGTGGCGCCGAAAAAGGCGGGACCGCGCGCTCCGACCACGCCGCCGGTTGACCCCAAAGCGGTCCCGCCGGGCGCGGTGGGCGTGGCCCCGGCGGGCGCGGCTGACGGGACCATCCTGCGCGCGAAGAACGGCACCAGTGGCGTGGTGCGCGGCGGCTTTGTCTTCCCGGCGCCAGGGACCGCCGGGCAGTGAGCGGCATAGATGACCTGATCCAGGGCGCGGCCCAGCGATACAACCTGGACCCCGACATATTCCGCCGGCAACTGGTGGCGGAAAGCGGGCTCAACCCGAACGCGCGCAACCCGTCCGGCGCCGCCGGCATCGCGCAGTTCATGCCGGCCACCGCGCGCGGCCTGGGCATCGACCCGATGGACCCGTCTCAGGCGATCCCGGCGGCGGCGCTCTACATGCGCCAGCATCTCAACCGGTTCGGCGGTGACTACACGCACGCGCTCGCGGCCTACAACTGGGGGCCGGGCAACGTGGAGCGGAACGGCGTCGGCAACCTGCCCGCCGAGACCCGGAACTATGTCGCGAAGATCATGGGCGGCAGCGGCGGCGGTCCTCCCGCCCCAGCGAGCCCTTTCCCATCAGCGGGGCCGGACGCGCCAGCCGGCACGCTGATGGCGGCGGCGGCACCCGCCGGTCCTCCCCTGCCCTTGCCGCCGCCGCCAGACCAACCCAACCCGCTGGGCGCTCCCACGTCGCTCGCGGATGCGTTCACCCAGGCCGCGCGGCGCGCCCAGGGCTTCGCTTAGATGCCGCCGCCGCTGGACGGCGCGTTGATCCCGGCGGACGAGTGGCGACCCGTCACCGCGCAGCCCACACCGCCGTCGTCCCAGGCCGGTCCCAGGCCACTGATCCCGGCGGACGAGTGGGAACCCGTCTCTGGTCCCACAAGCCCCCAGCCGGCGTCCCAGGCCGGGGCGCCCTCCGGTCAACCGCTGATCCCGGCTGACGAGTGGGAGCCGGTCAGCGCGCAGCCGACGCCGCCCGCGCCCGCCACGTCCATGCCACAACCCATGCCGATGACCGGGCTGGGGGATATCTTCACGCCGCCGCCGGACCCCAACGCGCCGCCGGAAGCGCCTGACACGCGCCCGGGGTTTGTCTCGGGCGTGCTGAGCGGGATAGGCGCCGCCGGGCGGGAAGCGAAGCAACTGGTGGCGGGCGATGCTTTCACCGCCACCGAAGCACCACCCCCGGAGCCCGAGCGGACGTTCATGGGCCGGGTGGGCTACGGGCTGGCGCACGGCGCGCCCACGCTGGGCGGCATGGCGCTGGGCACCTATTTCGGCGCGGCGGCGGGCACCCCGGCGGGGCCATGGGGCACCGCCATCGGTGGCCTGGGTGGCGGCGCCATTGGGGGCGCCGTGACCGACTTCGCGCAGAGCCTGATCCCGGCTTACCAGGACGCGCTGCGCCAGGGCCTGGACCATGACGCCGCCGTCAATCAGGCATATCACGTGGCCGAGGCGTCAGGCGCGTTCACGGGGGCCACCGCGCCCTTGTTCGGCCTGCGCGCGATGAAATCCGTCGTGGGCAACCTTCTGTTCCATGCGGCTGTCACCGGTCCCGCGACCGGCGCCGTCAAGCAGGGCGTGATCGACCCGGCGGTAACGGGTCAGCCCGCGCCGTCCGCTGACGAAATGATCCAGGGTGCCATCGAGAACGCCATTGGCGGGGGTCTCGCCGGGGGCGTGATGCACTATGGCCCGCACTATGGGAGCCAACTCGCCACGCGGTTGCGCGGCGGTCCCGCTACCAGCGGCGAGCCAGGATCAGCGCCACCACCGCCAGGACAAGCGCCGCCAGCGACAGAACCGTCAACGGAACAAGCACCCACCCAAACCCCACAACCCACGCCTTTCACTGATCTGGTCCGCCCCCCGCCTGAAGCAGGGGTCCCGGGCGAGGCCGTGCCGACGCCTGCGCCTGGAATACCCTCACCCCAACCAGGGACACCCCCAGATGTTAACACAGTCCAACCCCGCCCAGCAGAACCAGGAGCGGACCGAACCCCGCTCGTCCCAGAACCTCCCGCCCATGTTGCCCCCGGGGCTGGTCCTGGTGTGGAGCCGACCGCCGGTCCAACTAGAGTTGTTCCCGTGGATGAAACCCGGCCAGCAGGGCAACCTGTCCCGGAGCCAGACACGAACATCGTTCGACCCGAACCAGCCCCTCCTACCCAGGAACCAACCCCCACCCCCGGCGCCACCGCCTCCAGAGTAGAGCCCGGGACAGAGCCGGTCCCGGGACAGCGCGAACCTGTCCCGGGACAAGCCCCGCCACCAGAGTCCACACCGGTCGCGGAGCCTGCCCCGGGATCTGACTCAACCTCAACAACGCGCCCCGCGCACGAAACGCCGGGCACCCCCGCCTATAAGTTAGCCGAACTGGATCGCGCCAACGCGCCGGACGAAGCCTACCGCGACGCCCTTTCGACGGGCTCCAAGGAGCCTCTGAAGCCGGGCGAAAGCTGGCGTGATCGGCTCGTTAAATGGACCGAGCAGGAACGTCCCACCGAGACCACGTCCACGTCCACGGGCCGCAAGGTGGAATACAAGTGGGAGGTCCGCCCGGCGGATGCTCTCACCCCGGCGTCGGGCGATCTACAGCCCAGGAACCGCCAGGATCGTATCGCGGCGCAGGCCCAGCAGAACGACATCTACGCGAAGTTCGACCCTGAAAGATTGCACGCCTCGCCCGAGGCCGACCGAGGCGCGCCGATCATCGGCCCGGTCAAAGAAGACCCGATGAATACTATCGAAGCGGGCAATAACCGCGTCGAGGTCCTGAAGCGCATCCATGCCGGGGACAGCCCCGAGGACCGCTTTAAGTCCCAGGTTTACCGAGACATGATCCGGCGCGTCACCGGCCAGGACGTGTCGAACATGGAAGCGCCGGTCCTGGTGCGTCGGCGTGTCACGCCCATGACCGAGACCGAACGCAAGAGTTTCGTGCAAGAGGCGAACGTCTCGGCGACACAGGCCATGTCGGCGCCGGAACAGGCCCAGGTCGACGCGTCAAATCTCACCCACGACCATCTGGCCACGCTGGACCCGGAGAAGGAAATCACGTCGGCGGCGAACCGCGACTTCGTGAACCGATGGGTCCAGGGCCTGCCCCAGACCGAGCATAACCGGGTGCAGGACGCGGACGGATATCTGTCCGCCGAGGGTGTGCGGCGCCTGAACGCGGCGATCCTGGCCCGTGCCTACGGCGACAAGGGGACCCTGGCGAGGGGCCTGGAAAGCACCAACGACGAAATCCGGGGCATCTCAGGCGCCATGGCCGACGCCGCGCCGGCCATCGCCAAACTCCGGTCCCACATCGAGAACACGGGCCTGCCCAAAGAGTATGACATCGCGCCGAACATAGCCGACGCCGCCGAGAAGGTCCGCATCGCCCGCGAGCGCGGCATCAAGCGCGACGACATCCTGAACCAGTCGGACGCGTTCGATCCGCTGCATCCGATCACCGCCGAACTCATCAGCACCATGCACAACCCGGCGGGGACCAGGGCGGCGTCACGCACGGCGATGGCCGACACCCTGCGGCAATACGCGCGCGTCGCCGCCAGCGAGGCCGAGCCCAAGGGCCTGTTGCCCGGGAACAAGCCCCTCACCCCCGAACAGATCCTGAAGGGCATCAACGACACCCGGGACGCCGCCGCCGCCACCAAGGGCAAGACGCCGGGACAAGGCGGGCTGCTGGACGCCGAACGGCTGGCCGATCAGCACGTGGATGACACGCTGGCCTCGCGCCGGGGCTACCGGCGCAAGGCCCCGGCGCCGGGCGAGCCCGAGCCCTTGCCGCCCCGGGTGCGCGCCCGGCCCGAGCGCGATCCGGTGGTCACGCCCCAGGTGGGCGACCCGCTCACCTTCAAGGACTACGCCTACAGTCCTGGGACCCCCGAGTATCGCAAGGCTTTCCACGACGCGCTGGCCGGCTCCGGGCGCGACCCGGAGACCATGATTAACGCGCCCGTCGAGGAACAGGTCAAAGTCCTGGCGAAGCAAATGGAGGATGAATACGGCTTCACCAAAGTCGAGGTCGAACCCGGCGTGGACCCGAAGATCGTTCGGGACCAGTTGCTCAACATGCACCAGAACATGAACAACATGGCGGCGGGGCTGGGCTGGTCGCGCGAGACCGTCGCCCTCAACGGGCGCCTGGGACTGCATCTCGTGCCTTACAACTTCAAGGGCGAAAACTGGTATGGCGCCTACAGTTTCGCGGACAAGACGATCCACATTTCAGGCGGTTCCAACAGCTACGCGCACGAGCATTGGCACGCCATCGACGACTATCTGACCGACCTGCTGCACGGCAACCCGAACCGCAAAGCTTTGTTGTCCTGGAGCGCCAGAGAGGGCGCGCTGGACCCCAGGGACCCCGTGCAAAGCGCGTTCGCGCGCGTGCTGAACGCCATGTCCTACAACCGGGGCGAGGAAATGCTGCGCCGGCTGAGACTTGAGCAGACCGCGAACAAGACGACCAAGGCGGGACAGCCCACCAAGAGCGCGTTGGCGGCGCGGGCTGAACTGGAGAACCTGGACAAGGGCGCCTCGAAGCTACGCATCGGACCGTCCGACCTGCGCACCGAGGCTTTGCACGGTCCCAGCCCACAATACTGGGCCAGCTATCACGAACTATTCGCCCGGGTGGGCGAGGCTTACACCGCCTACCGCATGGAAGCGGCGGGGCACGACACGGCGGGCGTGGTCAAATCGAACAAAGCCTACCAGGACCGCGCGCTGGCCGAAATCCGCCACCGATACCCCAACTGGATGGACCGGTTGGACATGTTCCACGCGTTCGATGAACTCACCACCGAACTGCAACACGCATCCACGCTGAGCCGGGGCCAGCCGGTGGCGACGCCCACCAGCGAGACGCACACCCTGCGTCCCTGGGCCGCGCGCCCGGCGGACATGAAGCCCGGTTTCCTCACGTCCATCCGCGAGGACCTGAACGCGCTGCGCTGGTCGAACCTGCGCCACGGCGACCACGAGCCGGTGTTCACCGACCCGCACGCGCCCCCGCCGCCGCCCACCTACGACACGCGCAAGGGGGTGAAACAGGGCATCCCCGAGCCGAAGGGCCTCGCCGTGCGCAAGGCCGACGACATCGCCATGACGTGGAACTCGGCGCTGGGAAACCTGGAGCGGATCATCCGCCAGATCGCCCCCAGAGCGCGGCCCTACATCCAGGCGCTGCGGGACAAGCTGGGCGTCGACCCCGGGACCGGGCGGCTTATCGGGCGCACCTACGAGGAACGCGTCCGCGCCTACGAGCGCCCCAGCACGTCCGAGTTCGAGGACATCCTGAAAGACAACGGGCTGGTGGGCCGGATCACGCGCCGGCCCCGCCTGACGATGGAACAGAACGCCATGCTCAGGCACACCCTGACGACGGGTGAGATGACCTACCCCAGGAACGCGCACGACCTGACCGGCGCCGGTCCCAGGGTGGCGATCCCGCCTGAAATCAGGCGGGCGGCGGCGGCGATCCGCTCGCATGTCCTGGACGCCCAATATGACCGGATGAAAGCCGCCGGCATGGATATCGGCTACGCCAGGAGCGGCTACTTCCCGCGCGTCTACAACGACAAGGCCATCCTGGCGGATCACGTGGGGTTCGTCCGGGACCGGGCCAAACTCAACCAGGTCATTTTCGACAAGGATCTGGGCGCGCGGCCCGACACCGAGCAACCCGCCCGGCTTTACAAGTGGTGGCGCGAGACCAGCGCCGACGTGCGGGGAAGCGGCCTGTTCGACCCGGACGCCCGGGACGGTATGAACAAGCTGGGCCGCAACCTGCGGCGGATCGACGCCATCGACGCGGAACTCGCCGCCGGGGGCGCGATGAACCCGACCCAGCACGATCCCATCGCGTTGCGCGCCGAGCGGGACAAGCTGATCCAGGAAAATCAGGACCTGCACGACCAATACCGGGACCACGTCCGGGACCGACTGGCCGCGCACGAGGCCGAGAACGTCTACGACGCCATCGCGTCCGGCGATCCGCTGAAGTTCGCCACCCTGGGACCTGACTCGAAGTTCCTCAAGGGACGAACACTTCCGCCCGAGGCGGACCAGATCATGCGGGCCTGGATGCACCAGAACGTCATGGACATCATCCCCGGCTATAACCACGGCGTCGCCCGCAAAACAGCGTTCCACGAACTGTTCGGCGCGCACGGCGAAGCCGTCCAACAGGCCATCAACGACGCCATCGAACTGGGCGGGATGCACCCGAGTTTCGGGGAGCCGATCAAGCAGATCGTCGAGACCGTCACGGGCCGCTCGATGCGCAACGCCAACCCGGCGCTGGAGCGGATCACCAACATGACATCGGCGCTGGGCGCGCTCATCACCCTGCCCGGCGCCTCGATCAGCGCGATAGGCGAGCCGTTCGGCACGCTCCTGGCCGGCGGTAGTCCGAAGATGCTGTTCGGCACCTTCAGCCGCATGGCCGGCGCCGCGCTCAGGACGGGGTCCGCCGCCGAGCGCATGGCCCTTCTGCGCGCCATCGGTGGCACCCAGTCCCGGCTTCAGGGCGCGGCGTCGGCGTCCCGTTTCAGCGACTACGCCGGTTCGCCCACCATCGAGAAGTTCATGCACAACTATTTTGAACTGGCGCTGAGCCCCGCCGTGCGCTGGATCAGGGCGGCGACGCTGGGCGCCGGGACCGATCACATGAAAACGCTCCTGCGGCTGGCCACGGACCCGGCCAAGGGGCGCCACCAGTTGAACCGCCAGGACGACGCCAGGACCTTGCTGCGGGACTGGTTCATCAACGACGAGCAGATGCCCAAAATGCGGGCTTTCCTGGACCAGTTCCCAGACCTGCCCACGCGCGAAGCCCTCGCCAACCATCCGATGGGTGAACTCTACAGCGTCGCCGCGAACCGGATGCTCAACCGCATGTCGCAAGATCCCACGGCGGCTGAGAAGCCCATGGGGGCGTTGCAGAACCCGATGGTGAACATGCTGGCGCAACTGACCGCGTTCCCATACGGCTTCTGGCGCAACGTCATGGAGCCGGTGCTGCACAAGGCGGGCCACGCCAGACAGCGCGAGTGGGACCGCCAGATCGCCGCCGGGGCCAATCCCACGGGCGCGGCGTTCCAGGCCGAGGCGGCACGGTTCAGATCCTGGGTGGGAACGGCTGTCGCCGGCATGGCGCTGCTGGCCGGGACCGGGCTCATGTATGTCCCGCGCACCTACCTGTTCAACCATCCGGCGTGGCGCAAGCACGAAGACGACGGCGACCTGTTCGACTGGCTGCTCTCCAACACCGTCAGCGCGTCGGGCATGGCCGGTCCCCTGGACGCCGTGGGGCAGGCGCTGACCAGCCTCCGCTACACGTCGGACCTGTCGTCGCTGGCCATGGGTCCCTACCTCGCCACCGAGATGCGCTACCTCGTGGACATCGTCCGAGGGGTGGGCCACGCCATTGGCGGCGGCGGCACCGGGACGAACACCGAGGTCTACAACGCCGTGCAGGCGCTGGGGCAACTCACCGCCAAGCCGGCGTTCCTCGCCGGCCTCACCAAGCTGTCCACCATGCTCCCGGAGGGGGGACCCCTGTCGGGGCTCATATCCCTGGCATCGGTGGCGGGCACGTCGACCAGCGTGAGCCGGGCGATCACCGACGCCATCGCCGGGGAGCGCGGCACGACGATCAAGAAGGAACCCAAGGACCCCTACGCGCCGCCGCCCTTGCCCGACCTGCCGCCGCTGCCCGGCGAGGAGTCAGTCACCAAGGCCGAGAACGCCGCCGCCGGGGGCGTGCCGTCCTGGATGATGGGGCTCACCGATGACCTGCTGATGCCCTTGCTGAAGGTCGTTCCCGGCGCCGGTAAGATCGCCATCGGCGGCGCGGCGGCGGCGAGCGGTGTGGGGCTCCTGGGCTACCGGGGGCACCAATACAAGACCCAGGGCGAGGCGCCGGCCAAGGCCCGCTGAAGTCCTCTTTGTACTGAACCCAACACAGTCTAAAAACCTGGGACCGAAACGGTTAAACCGTTGATTATGCACGGTCTTAAATTACGATATCGTGATACTGCGATACCTCTGCACAAAACACCGAAAAACATATCACACAAACACCATATATATCAATTGGTTGACCATATAATGGTTTGTTTTCGTATCGGTTGGCCCAGAACCGACAATACCAACTAAAGTGTTTTGTTGGTTTTCCTTGAAGATAGCGGAAATGCTGGGGATTTTCATGTGTTGGTTTCAGTGTGTTGCTTTTGTTTGTAGGGTATATCAGGTGACTTTTCATGCCGAAACCACGCACTAATTTAACTCCGCACTGAAGTTACTCAACAGCCACGGGCATTGCCGGGCCAGTGCGGACCTCTGCACTAATCTTGCACAAGACAGCCGGTGTCCTGTTTCGGAGCGCCGTCAGGCGTCTTTCCGGTAGCGCCGGCCCACCGTGGCCTCTGCCGCGACGGGCAGTCCCGGCGCCCATTTCGGTGCCCGGTTCATCACGCGCATGAGCCAGCCCCGGGCGTCCTCGGCGCGATCCTCGGGAACCTCCGAGATGAGTTCGTCATGCACGGTGGCGATGAGCGGCGGACCCTTGCGGTGGACCCGGACGATGGCTTCGGCCATGACATCGCGGGCGATGGCCTGGACGATGTTCTCGATCAGCTTGCCCGGCCAGGAGCGCACCCAGGCCCAGCGTCCTTGCTCGACGCCCCGGTAGACGAACTCCAGGTGGCCATGCTCGGGGTGCCGCAGCACCTGGGGCTCGCGGTAGACCAGGGGACGGCCACACGGCAGGACGATATCCAGGCTCTGGGACCGGCGCACGAAGGTCAGGCCCCGGAAAGCGACCGACGATCCCACCGGTCCCATGGCCACGGCGAGCGCGATCTTGTGCGCCTCCCACCAAAGGTTGACCACGCGATGGTTCAGCCGGCGCCAGCCTTGCACGGCGTCCTCGGCTTCGTCCGGTGACAGGTCCACGCCGAAGGTCCGGGCGGTGGCCTGGAACCGCGCCGGTCCCATGCCGAAACCCGTGGCCAGGACCAGGACCTTGCCGAACTGGCGGTTGTCGGAGCCCAGCGACTTCGCCGTGTAGGTGTAGACATCCTCGCCCCGGCGGAACAACTCGGTGACATCGTCCTGCCCGGCCAGCCAGACCAGGACCCGTGCCTCGATCTGAGACAGGTCGCACGAGACCAGCAGGCGCCCCGGCGCCGCCTCGATCACGGACCTGAGCATCGAGGCCAGGACGCCCATGGGGCTGTCCTCGAACAGCAGATCCAGTTCCTCGACCGTGGCGCCCTTGGTGACGAGATCCACCGCGCCATGCACGTCCTTGATCGTGCCGCGCGGGAAGTTCTGCCATTGCACGCCGCGCCCGGCCCATCGGCCCGTGCGGTTCGCGCCATAATACTGGAACCCGCCTCGCACCCGGGCGTCGGCGCTGACCCGGTTCCTGATAGTCGTCAGCTTGGCGGTGGAGGACCGGGATACATCCCGCCGACAGCGCAGGACGGCATGGACGTGCCTGGGCAGGCCGGGACGAGCAAGCATCCCCTCGACCGCCTCACGCCCCAGGGTGGGCCTCGGGGGCTTGCCATGGCCCGGGTCCAGCATGGGGACGGCGGTGTCATTGCCCTCCAGCCATGCCACCAGCCGGCCCACCTGGGCGCCGGACGTGACCTGCCCATTTGTCAGCCGGTTCAGCCGGTCGTTGATGCGTAGTTTTTCGTGGTCGCTCAGTCCGCGCATCCGGTCGACCAGCGCCAGATCGACGCGCACGCCTCTTTGGTTGATCGCGTGATCGGCCAGGAAGATTTCATACTCGCGCGGCGACAGTTCCGGGACCGCCCGGTCAAGTTCGCGCTCAGCCGCCACGTCCTGGGCACAGTAGGCGACCAGTTGGGCGAACCGGATCGGATCGGTCTCGTGCCACCATGTCAGAGGGTTCAGGCTTCGGGGTCTCGCGAAGCGCAGCATCATGTCCCGGGCGCTGGCGTCCTTCTGGATGGCCAGCCCCAGCGCGTGGCCGGCGAGTTCAAGGCTGGCCGGCAGGCCCGCCACCAGGGCGCGCGCCATGGTGCAGGACCATTGCTCCAACGCGACGGGCGGAAAGCCCAGCGGCATGAGTTTCGCCGCCCAGATATTCAACTCGAAAAGGTAATTATGCGCGATCACCGCGCAGCCCGCGAGGATCGCCGCGCGCAGATCGTCGGGACAGGGACCACCGGTCCAGGTCTTTATGGGTCCCTGGTCAAGGGCGTAACAAAGCACGGTGACTTTGGTGGACGGATCGTTGGCGTAGACGCTGGCGCCGACCACGCGAAGATCCGCCAGCGACGTGGTCTCAAGGTCAAGGACAACGCGTGCCCTGGCGCCGCTCACTTGTCAGGTGTTTGGACCGGCGGCACTGGCGCGGGTTGCGGGATCATCGCGGCGACGGGCGAAGCCTGACCGGTCCAGGCGACGCGTAGCGCCTCGACCAGCCGGCACTCATTCCATAGGTGGAACACGGGTCCGGTCCCCAGGACACGCATCGCGTCGGGCAGCGCCGTGTCCCAGGCCGGGTGGCCTGGTTTAAGCGCGGCGCGTAGCCCGTGATGTCCCACCAACAGATCGTCGATGCACTTGCCCAGTTGCATGAACTCGGCAAGGAACTCATCCCGCGTGCGCGGGCGTTGAGGTGCCTCGCTCATATCGAGAGCCACAGGAAAATCAGCACCCCCATCAACAGGATCAGCGCGGCGAGACCTGTTATGATTTCGTGCATGGGACTGCTCCCGTGGTCAGAACGGAGCGTCGTCGTCATCATCGGGGCCGTAGCCGCCTTCGCCCGCGCCGTAGGGGTCGAACTCGTCCTTGGCCTTCTTGCGATCATCGAGGCGAGGACCATCGGTTCGGCAGATCTGAATGTTGTTGAGGTTGAAATTAACCCCCTTGTTGCCGGACACGTCGTAAGCGAAGGGCCGCACCGTGGCGCGGGCCATCTGTCCTGGCCACACGTCGCCTGGGACCGTGATGTCCTGGAGCCGCGCGTCCACCACGCCGGGACGGTCCTTGGACCATGGTTGGATGTAGATCCCGCCTTCCATCTCGGCGTAGCCTTTGGCTTTCTTGGCCTGGGTGCGCCGGAAGGGTGAACGTATGCTCGCGATGAACGCCTTGTCCCGGGACTTGCCGGCGCCGAAGAACTCTTCGATGGCGGCGCCCACGGCTTTCCTGAGTTCGAGAAACGCCGGGTCCTTCTGCGCGTCCTGATCGAACAGCAGCGCGCAGCTAAATCTGGGGTCGGCCCCCGGCGCCGCCGGGCGGGCGACGAAAAGATGCGGATACGAAAGCAAAGCGATGGGCGTGCGGACGGCCATGGGGCTCACTCCATTTCAGGGTTCCAGATCGGAGAAGACGGAAAAGCCGGGGGAGCGGAGAAGATCGGAGAAGATCGAAAGTCGTTTACAAGCTGTAAAGTTTGGCCTCGATGCGGTTCAACGCGGCACGCTGGCGGTCGGACAGGAATGTGCGCTCACCGAAGCGGACCACCCTGTCCCGTAGATCGTCCAGAAAGCCGTTCTCCCAGTCGGTCAACCGGGTCGTGCTTTCAGCGTCGTGCAGGATATCAACGATATGATCGAGTTCGTCGCCTATTTCGCCGTCCATCACGGTAACTCCATGAGTTTGGTCCCGTCTTTTGGAGCCGCGGTAAGCGCGCTCACCAGTTTGGCCGCGTAGTCCATGGCCTGTTCGTATGTCTTGCACTCCCAGGCCATAACCTCGGCGTGTTCACCCACGATATGCACTGTGGGGGGTGACACGACGCCCCCGATTTGACCGCCGGTTCGCGCTATGACAGCCACCACCCGTTCAGGAACAATCCAGATACCGGGCGTGATCTGGGTCAACAGCATGGTCAGCCCTCCAGATCGTCAAAGCCAAGACCCGCGTCATCCGAAGTAACCCGGGCCAGTTTGGTCCCGGACGACTTGCTCTCCACGAAAGTCGAGGCAACCGTCCAGGCGTCAGACGATCTACCGACAAGTTTCTCAACCTGCGCGGGGCTTCGCAGTTTCCGCTCCCAGATGTCGTGACCCGCCAACAGACGTTCGACGGCGGCGGTGTCAGTCCATCTACGCGTGGGCCGCGTCGGCACTTCGGCCCAGCCCGGCACATGCAAGCCCTCCCTGATGCGCAGCAGGCCAAAGCCCTTCATCGCCTCGGCCCAGAGAATGACCCGCTCAGCCAGGGCCAGACGCTCAGCCACGGTGTCGGCCTCGGCGCTGTCGTCGAACTGGGTCCTGGCCGCTTCACGCGCGGCGTCCAGCAGCGCGGGACAGGCGTGCGCGACGGGACAGAACCGGCACCAGGACCCCGTGGCATAGGGCGCGTTGGGATCTTCACAGGCACGCACCGCCGGAACCAGGACCTCGTCCACCCAGATCGCCACGTCCAGCGTGGTCAGATCCTGGGACCTGACTTTTTCCGGGGTCCGGGCGTTCGGTTGAACAACCGTCAATCTCATGCGGGACGGCCACAAACCCTGGGCGGTCAGTTCCGCCAGCACGCCGGCTCCGTAGAACATCAACTGCATGTTGTCGGTGACGTTCACCACCACGCCAGACCCGTTCTTGTAGTCGACGACTTCAACGAAGCCCCCGGCGCGGAACTGCACGTCGCAACGGCCAAACATCCTGACGGGCGGCGGCGCGCCTGCCTCGAAATAGCTATCCAGGAAGACAGTCTGCTCGACCAGGGGAGGGACCCCCAGTTCCGCCGTCCTGGCTGTCACGTAGTCAAGCATGTGTTTGACGCCCGCGATCATGTCGGCGTCGACCAGGACATCATACCCGTCCACATTGGAGACGACGCCGTTGTAGCCGGACAACTCGCTGACCGCGTCGCCGCCCGCCGTCAGCACGGCGATGCCTTGTTCAACGAGCATGTGCGCGACGGTGCCCGTGGCGGCGTGGATGGTGGGCGTTTTGCGGCGCTCGCGCCGGGACAGGTGAAAACTTCCGGGACAGTGGGACCAACGGTCCATCCCCGACGCACCCAGATCCGAGTGCGCCGGCAGCGTGTCCAGGTCATCCACGTCCATGCTCAGAGCCCCGGCGGGATCTTGATTTGCAGCTTCTGGGCCAGGGCAAGGCTCTCCTTCCACAGTCCCGGCGCCGCGTCCAAAGGCAGGTCGATGAACTTGGAAACCTTGTAGGTCTTCTGGAGCGCCTTCACCGCGTCGGCGCCGCCGTTGCCGAAACATTGGCGCAATAAAACAATACTCCCGTCCATGCACTCCTTGGGTGTGCGGACGCGTTCCTCGACGGCGGGCTTCGAGGCCGGTGCCTTGGTGTCGGGCGTGTCTTCGTCAACGTCGTCCCCAAACGGATCGCCGGTCCCGGGACCGCTCGCGGCGCCCAACAGCGGATCGTCGACGTCGGCCTCGGCGGCGCCATCGCCTGATGCCTGGGCGCGGGCCTCGGCTTCGGCCTTCTCCTTGGCGGCGCGGCGTTCGGCGGTGCGGTCCCGCACGCGTTTGGGCGCTGACGGCGCCGGGGGATCGCCCGGCGCGGGGTCGGGGTCCAAACCGGGCGCCGGGTCCGGCGACAGAATGTTGGCGTTCACACCGCGCTTACTGAGTTCGGTCGCGAGAAATGAAAAGGTGTCCAGGACGCACCCCGCCGCCCCCGGGCGGGTCGGATCGAAGGTGAGGCTAATCGTAGCGGTCATGGTGTCTGGCATTGAACCCTTCCCTCTGTTTCGGCTTCGTATAGTTGGAGCAGTTCAGTGGCCTTTCGGCGGAACGCCCGCATGATCCTTTGGTCAAGCGAGCCCGGCACGAACAGGAAACTCGCCAGCACGGAACGGACCTGCCCCATCCGCCACGCGCGGGCGATCACCTGTTCGTTCTCTCCCGGCACCCAACTCGGTTCGACGATGCCGATATGCGCGGCGCTGGTCAGCGTGATCGCCGTCCCCGCCGCCTTGATCTGTCCCACGAACACGCGCGTCTCGGGATCGTTCTGCAACCGTTTCACGGCGAGACTCCGGTCGTGCATGGACGTGGCGCCCGTGATGGTCACGGGATTGAAGTCCAATAGTAGTTTCCCCAACGTGGCGATGACCTCGGTGTGCCACGCGAAAAGCAAGATCTTGTCGACACCCGTTGATAGTTTTTCCCTGGCCCACTCGGCGGCGGGCGCGGCTTTGACCTCGCCCAACAGTCGGCGCAGCGTGGCCAACGCGATGGAGTCGGAGTCAAGCGTCGCGATCAGGCTGTCCACCGGGACCGCCATCAGGCGGTTGATCGTGTCGATGTGGGACATGTATTGGTTGGACCCGCCGGGACCCATCACCAAGGGCACGTCCTCGACCTGTAAGGGCGGAAGTTCCTCCAGCACGTCCCGCCGCCTTCGGCGCAGGATGACCGGCGCGAACGCCTCCCGCAGGACTTCCTGGCTTCGTGAGCCCTGGATGGCCCGGCCCCAAACGGTATCGGTGTATCGGGTGTAGCGTTCCTCGAAGTCGGTTTGCCCCAGGGGCTGGCCCTCCCGGTTCAACAGCAGGTCCGGCCAGAACGTCCTGTAATGCGGGAACAACTCGCCCGCGTGGTTGGGCGTGGGCGAGCCCGTCAGCAACAAAACCCGGTCCGCCGTGGCCTGAAGCCCCCGGTGGCCAAACCTGTCCCCGTAGATCGCCCTGGTGCGGGCGGAGGACTCCTCCTTGAGGTAGTGCGCCTCGTCCAGGATCAGCAGGTCCCAGCCGCGTTCGCGCAGGGGACCGTTCCAGCGGCGCAGGCTCGCGCCGTGGCTGAACATGTCGTAGCTGAGTATCAGGAAAAGCCGGTCATCCGACACCTTGGCGGGGGCCGCGTTGTGGCCCGGGACCCGCGTGAAGGGGACCATCTCGGGCCAGAACTTGCGCAACTCCAGAGGCCACGAGACGCGCCCGATGGCCGGCGCGATGGCGAGAATGCGTCTGGCGTCGCGCGCCTTCGCCACCATGATCGCCATGAACGACTTACCCAGGCCCGGGTCATCCGCCAGCATCGCCGCGCGGTGTCCCGCGCCGGGGACCGTGTCAACGTGTGTGTTGTGTTTGTTCTGGGGGGACAGAGCGTCCAACACAAACTTCACGCCATCCAGTTGGTAGCTTCGAGGCGCCGGGATATGTCCCTGTTTTCGCATGGAAAACCTCGAACCTGGAGGGTGAAGCCGGGGGAGCGTGTTGGTTTATGTCCCGACCTTACGAGGGTTGCCGGGCGAGTCAAGCGGCTTTTTTGGTTGCCTGTGTTGTTTTGTCCTGAAATGTCCCTGTCCCATGCCACGCCAGCAACGCCGCCTCGGCGCGGCCATCGTCGCGCACCCGGGCGAACAGCGCCGCCTCGCGCGGAAACATCCGCATCGCCATGGCGCGCGAACCAAGTTTGGCCGCGTCCAGGCCCAGCCCGCGCTTCCACGCCAACGGCGTGACAAGCCTGACGGGCACGTCCAGCGCGGCCAGCACACCCAGGACGACGCCGTAGCCCAGACCAAAGGTGAATGTGGAAGACACGCCTTGTTTGGGCATGGCGTGGACCTTCTCGACCCAGGCCACGTCCGGGCGCCACGCGCGGATCAACTCGGCCAACAGGACGGGGACGACCTCACGTCTTGTCCCGGTCCCCGACTTCGCCACCGGCATGTCCTGGACCAGGAGAGCGTCCAAACTGGTCTCGATCACCGCGAGCGCGCCGTCCAGGCCGGGGTCGACGCCCAGCACGCGCACGGGTCAGGCCCCGGTCACGGTTGCCGCCTCGGTCACGTCCGCCACGCCGAAAGGGTCCCGGTCATCCACGAGCAGTTCGCCGAGGGTGTGGCCGCGTTGGGTCACCATTAAATATATGACAGGCACGATCCACGCCGCCGGCACCGCGTTGCGTTGGCGCCACATCTGAACCTGCGCGTAACTCAATGTCCCGGTGGGTTCGCCGCGCCGCAACAAATCCAACATGGCGGTCGGGCCACCCACGGCGTCAAACACGTAAGCAACGTCCAATGTGAGCATTTCCGCCACTTCCCCTGGCAGTTGTCATCCTGTGGACATTTGACTGTAGGGAAACGTGGCGTGCCCGTCCAGCCCGTTTGGACATGACGACCCAACAAAAGCGTGGGATAAAAATGTGGATAGCGAGGATATCGGGGACAACAATGATTGACAAAACAACGCAGGTGTTGTTTTGTCCGCGTTAGTTGTCCCTTTTCACAGGCGCGCCGCGCTCACGCGCGCCCGACTCGATAGGAAATCGCCTACAATAAGAAATCGCCTACAGGTTATCTCCGTATCACCTGGCCGCCCCTGCCCTCGCTCTCCGCTATCTTGCTAAAAGGCAAAAAATGGCTTACCCCATCATGTTAACCACCCCTATCGCTTCTCCATCCCGCACCACACACCCGGCTCACCATGAGGTCCACCGCCCCATGTCCACTCCCTTCGGCAAACTTCCCGCCACGGATGCCGATCTGATGCCGCCCTACCCAGAACTGGAAAAGTTCCGAAATAATCTGATCAAAGGCATGGTCGCCAAAAACATGTCCGGCTCCGACGTGGCCCGCGCGGTGTGGGGAACCAAAACCAGCGCGCAAGGCCGCTCCGTGGCTCGCAACCGGGATCGGATGACCCATTATCTGCGGGGCCATGGCTATCCACGGCCAGAGACCGTGGCGAAGCTAGCCGAAATCCTGGACCTCGACCCCAAGGACCTGGAGCGTGAACCCGGTAAAACCCGGTCCCAGTCTCAAGCTCAGAGCCAAACCACATCGGGGCCAACCGTAGCGGCTGAACCACGCCACGCCGAAGGGCTTGCCGCCGCGCGTGTTCCTCAACCCACCCCGCCAAGCGCGTTCAGGTTCGACGTGAAAGACTTCGGGATGGTGCATTTCAGCTACAACAAAACAGTGAACATGCGTTTGGCGATGCGACTGTTCGACGCTATCAGAGCCGTGGACCCGGACTTCAACTCTGAAACCCCGCTCGATCCCAATGAAGCCGCCAACACCGCTGACACCGTCAGCTCACCAGAAGACTGATTTATGCTCGATCTGATGACGCAACGGGAAGCGGCGACGCTCCTGCGGTGCGGCATATCCAAGATCCAGGCGCTGCGCCGGACCGGCGCGTTGCCTTTTTTGCCGGGACGACCGGTTCTCATACGCAGACAGGACATCGAAACGTGGCTATCAAAAAGCATCATATCAGCAAACCCGCCCGAAGCCCCCGCCGCCCCGGCGAAAGCGCCAACGAGTGGACGGTTCGCACTGCGTATCTATGGCAAAAGCCGACCGGTCGCTGGGTCATTAAATTTACCGATGTCACCGACGACGGCGCCGGAGGCGCGATCTACCGCACCAACGAAATGGCGTGCGGCACCCTTGACCAGACCGAGGCCGAAGAAAACTTCGCGTTCTGGAGACAGCACCGTCTGACGCCGAGGCGAACCAAAAGCGCGCGGCCCACGTTCCGGGACGTGGTGACGGCATACGGGACGACACGCGCGAAGCGCGGCGCCACCAACGACTATATCGCGGCGAAACTGTGCGAGTTCATGGGTGACGATCCGGTGGACAGCATTAAGACACGCCGGATCAACGAACTGCACACGTGGTTGATCGAAAGCGGCAGGGCGCCCGGCACGGTGCGAAACTATCTGGGCGTCGCGCTGACATTGTTACACCACGCCGAGCAAATCGGTATGATCCCAGAACGTAGCGCGCCAAAATACAAGATGCCGCCGGTCCCCGCGTCCCGTCCGCATGTTCTCACCGAAGCCCAGGACGCGACGGTGTTCGCCGCCGCCGCCGCCTGGGGCCAGGATACGAAAAACGCGGTGAAACTACGCGTTGGGCTTTTCATCTGTATCGCGCTCGACACAGCGCAACGCCGGGACGCGATCAGGGGACTGACCTGGGACCGGATAAACTGGACGAACAAGACCATCGACTTCACTGATCCGGCCCATCAACCGGCGAACAAGCGCCGCTGCGCCGCCGTGCCTATACGTCCCCGGCTCATGGCGGTGCTACGGCACGCGGCGGCGACCGCGCCAAAGAACTCCCAGGGCGGGCCAACCGGTCCGGTGTTCGCCAGCCACAAAATCATTGACGGCTTCCACGCGTTCCGGGACGCGCTGAATATGCCGGACTGGTTCACGCCGCATGTGTTCCGGCATACCTGGGTCACACTGGCATGGGGGCGAGGCGTGCCACCGGGCGTCATGGCGAAAATCACCGGGGACGACTTCAAGACCCTGGAGAAGACCTACGCGCATCTTCACCCGGACACCGTCCGGGACAGTCTGGAACGCTATCTTTACCCCGGGGAAACCGAAACCGCCGCCAACAACAATGAGGACGTTAAGCATGTGGCTGCCACGGGTGCTGACTGACGCGTGGGAACCCCAATGACCGAGACCCACAAGACACTGAATGATCCCCCCTGGGGACCGACACCCCTCGCGCCGGGCGCCAGGAGGCTGCTGGAGCGGCTGCGGGACAAGGGGCCTCTCGCGATACCCGGGGCCGGGAGCGAGCCCTTGCTACAGGCACGACTGAAGGGGCTGGCGTGGCTGGGCTACGTGCGCGTCGGACCCCAACCCGGTTGGGTGGAAATCACCGAGAACGGTATCCTCGCGCTCACCCCTCTGGAGTAGAACCAGGAAAGGAACACCCCATGCCAGAACACGACGAAACCCGCTTGTCCCTGCTAGAAGACCTCAATCGGATTATCCTGGGTATGTGCGTGCGGAACGGCTTGACTGCTGATGAACTGAACGTCCATGGGCTCAGGATACAATATTACGCCGGGGCGATACACACCGCGAACCTGCTCACGGTGGCGATGAACACGGCGGGCGACGTGCCAGCCTGCATCTGTGATGCGATGGACCGGGTGCGTGAAGATCTGGACATCATCAAAGACGACATTTTCCAGGCCCACGCGGCGAAATGGGGCAAGCCCCCCGCGCGCCACTAAAGGAGCGGTTGACGCAGAAACGCCCGGCGGTGTGGCTCACGCCGGGCGTTTGAGTCCTGACGCACACCCCTGCGCGCCAGGATACGGTCCTGCAACCCCGCCCGCGCGGGCTGAACGCCGCGCGAGTGGAAAGCCTCGCCTATGTAGGCGCCCCGCCTTACGTGTGCAAGCATCGCTTTTCCCCCGGTTTATTTCGCATTGTCGCTTTTGCCGGCTTGACCGGTGTTGGTCATGGGCACAGGCTCCGCGCCCCGCGCGAACAACACGCGCGAACACGATACGGACCCAGCAACCCTGCACGGAAAGGAGCGCCACGCGGCGTCGCGACCCCATGGCCAAAGCGATCACCAACAACCAGGAGTTCCTGGAACTGATCTTCGGGGACCAGTGGCCCCGCGCGGAAGTCTGTTCGGTCCCGGTCCTGGGACGGGATGACAAATACCGGCCCTACTGGGCCACGCAGCCCGCCGGGTCCGGGCTGCTCGCCCGGTTCAACCCGGACTGGAATAACTACTTCAGCGTCGGGCTGGTGGACACGCCCGGCCTGCGGCGGATCGAGAACTTCGAGAGTTTGCACGTCCTGATGCTGGATGACGTGGGACCCAAGGTCGCCCCGGCGCGCGTGGAGGACGTGCTGGGCGAACCCACTTACCGGGTGGAGACCTCGCCCGGCAACGAACACTGGGGATATGTCCTGGACCCGCCCATCACCGACAGGACACGGGGCGACGCGCTGATAGACGCCGCCGTGGATGTCCTGTTCGGCGGCAAGGACCCAGGCATGAAAGGCGTGGTCAGGATCATGCGCCTGCCCTTCGGGTCCAACACCAAATACAAGCCGCCACACCGAGCGCGGCTCACCCACGCGACGGGACCCCGGCGCGATCCGGTGGATCTGGAGCGGCGCCTGCCCGTGCAGGCCAGACCCAAGGTTCAGCCTCCAGATCCCGAGCCCTTCGATCCGTTCGACGCGGCGAGCCCGGGACCGGGACCGGGACCGGGACCGGGACCGGGACCGGGACCGGCGCCGGGACCAGCACCCACACCGAGCCGCCGGCCCGTGGACCCGACGCTCCGGGTCATGCGCAAACTGGGCCTCGTGCTGGGCAACGAACGCCGGGCCTCGCAGGGCACCGGCTGGGACGTGCGCTGCCCCTGGGTGCATGAACACACGCCCGGCACCGGGGCCGAGGACACGGGGACCATGTATTTCCGGGGTGGCGGCTTCAAGTGCTGGCACGGGCATTGCCAGGACCGCACGCCCGAGGACGTGCGCGCCCGGGTGAACCAGATGCTGAGCGACGAGACTGGCGGGCTGTTCACGATTGACGACTTCGACCCCTCAAGGTTCGACGCCGTGGACCCGGACAAGGCGCCCCCAAGCCCTTTAGCCCCGGACCCCGCCGTCGTCGCTGAGTTCTGGGACACGACGGTCTACCACTTCGCGAAGGGTGTCTTCGTCAACACCAACACCCTGGCCGAGATGCCGGAACGCGGCTTCAACTTCTGGTGGGCGCCCCTGTTGCGCGATTACCTGCCCACGGCGGGGAAAGCGGACAAGCCCATTACCCCGGCGCAATGGTATATGGGCGATGTCAGCCGGCGGCGCGTCATCCACCGCCTGGGCTGGTTTCCCGGCCAAAGCGAAATCATCAGGCGGCAGGCCAAGAACGGAACATGGCGGGACTACCTCAACACCTGGATCGACCTGGGCCGGGTCCTGGGACATGCCCCGGACGATGTCCTGGACCGGCATATCCGGGACAGCGACTGGTGGGCGCTGCTGCACGCGCTGACCGGCGTCGCCACGTTCGAGGACACCGAGAACGCCCGAAGGTTGCTGTTCTACATGGCCATGGTGGTGGGCGCCGTGGGCATCAAACCCGGGCACAATCCGCTGTTCATCGGTAAACAGGGCGCGGGCAAGGAACAAATCTGGGCACCCCTCATGCAGGTGCTGGGCGAGAACCGGTCCATTACCTTGTCGCATCGTATGTTCACCAACGACTTCAACCCCTGGATGATGAACCGCCTCGTGCTGATGCCCGAGACCCGCATGACCTCCCGCCGCAACATGAGTTTCCACGATCAGTATGAAAACCTCAAACGCATGTGCGACCCGGGCCGCGAGTGGGAGGAAGTCAACGAAAAGGGCGAGAAGCAGATCAACATGGCCAACGTGTTCGTGCTGGTCATGTCGACGAACGAGGACCAGCCAATGGCGCTGCCACCCGACGACCGGCGCATCTGGGTGATCCGCGTGAAGGAAACCGGCTGGGACGTGTCCCGGCACCAGAAGCTGGCGGCGTGGCTCAGAGCGCCCTCACCATGGGGCGAGACCAACGCCCATGCCGTCGTGGAGTGGCTGATCCGATACTGGGACGAGGGTATCATGGCCGACGAGGTTCAGGGCCACGCGCCCATGACACGGGACAAGCAGGACCTCATCAGGCACGGCGCCGATCCCGTGCAGGAATGGCTGCTCGACCGGTTGTCCCGGACCCTGCCGGACCCGCTCACCCTGCCGGACATCTTCTCGGCGCAGGACATCGTCAACGCGGTGATCGCCGCCGTGCGGTCCGGGACAGAAGCCTTGCCGCCGCGCACGACGATCCCGCACGTGGTCGGCGTGGCCGGCATATTGCGCCAGATCGGTTGCCGCGTGCTGAACAAGGCCAACCCCGTGCAGACCTATCTGGGGCGCCGCCGGCTGTGGGCCAAGCCCGACGCCGACATGGGCTATGACAGCATGACCGGCCCAGAACTGGCCAAAATCGTGGATAAGCTGGCCAATCGCCGTGCCCCTGCCGCGTTTGACCCGTGAAACACAACGCTCATGTTGACACCGCAACACAGTTTCTCGTGCGGGTCATGTAACGGGGAGAGAGAGTAAAGAGAATATATATACTCTATATAAGCGCCAAATATAGGAGCCCGGGTAGCCCGCTGTGCTGTGCTGCGGTGCCCACGGCGCCGTTGTGCCCACGGCGCCGTTGTGGTTTTCGCATTGTCGCTTTAACACGGGCGTTGTGACCGGGTTTCGCATTGTCGCTTCAGAGCGAGCGGCGCCCGGCGTTACTCCACGAGGGGGGCGAACGATGCGTTGGGTGGCTGTCTTTTGCGTGATCGTGGGGCTGGCGGGCTGTGGTCCCACGGTTGTTGTCCTGCGCAACCCGGCCAACGGCGAAGTGGCGCAATGCAAGGGCGACGCGCTGGCCAACTGGAACCCCTACGCCGCGACGGAAGCGTGCGCCAAAGGCTACGAAGCGGCGGGCTGGAAGCGGACGGGGCAATACTGAGGTTTTCGCATTGTCGCTTAAAGGAGCCCAACCCATGGCCAAACCTCTGACAGCCGCGCAAGCGGAAGCCGCGCGCGTGTATCGCGACGCGGTGCGCCTGACCGCTCGTGCCCAGGAAGCCTACGCCCGCGCGGCGGATGCCCAGGACCATGCGGCGGCGGTGCTGCTTGTGTGCCAGGACCAGGTCAAGGCCGCGCGGGAGGCGGTTGAAGCCGTGGGCCTGACAGCCGGGACCGCGCTGGCGGCGGACATGGAAACGCCGCCGGCCTGAGAGGGCCGGCGGCGGGTTCAGGCACGGCGATGGGTTCAGGGCCGGCGCGTCGATGGCGCGGGCGGCGTCGGTGGCGTGGGTGTCAGCCTGACCGCGTGTAGCAGGTCCCTGGCAACGCGGTCAGCCATGGCGGCGTGGCGCGTGGCACGGCGCGCGATCCTGACCGCGCGCGGGCCAGGGTCGCGGTTGATAAGCCTCGCAGGCGGGGCGCGGCGCGTCATGCCGGGTCCTGCCATCGGCCTTCGATGTAGCCATCGCCAGCATGGTTTTCCCGGTAGTTTTCGTCATCCGGGTCCGGGTCGTCAAAGTCCATGGTGATAACCTCGAACAAGCCTTTCAGGCTCTCAGGCCAGTCGATGTCCTGGATCATGCCACCTTCAACGGTGATGGTGATTTGCGGGAGTTTCGGCATTGTGGATTTCCTTCGGTGAAGCGGAAAAGCGAAAGCCGCGCGGCGTCATGCCGCGCGGCGGGTCGGTGCGGTCAGGACAGGTCGGGGGCGGCTTCCTCCAGCATCCGGGCGAGGACACCCAGGCCAGTGCGTCCCAGGTCGTCCAGGCTGGCCACATTGACGCTATGGCCATCGGGGAAGGCGGCTGTCACCTGTGGCGCGGCCATGCCCAGGGCAACGGTCTCAACCCCCCAGGACCGCGCCACGAGGCAAGCATCGGTCACGCAAGCGTTACCGTAATCACAGTCGCCATCCGTGAGCACCATCATGACGTGGCGCGTGGCGTCAATCGTGCGCAACACTTCGGCGCATCCCAGAATGGCGGGGCTAAGCGGCGTCGTGACATGCGGGCGAGCGGCCATGATGCGGTGAGCATTGGCGCGGACCGGCGTCCCGAACGGCAGCAACGGAATGAGCCGCGCGGTCGCCACGGAACCATCATCGCCGTCGTGGTCCATGAAACCATAGACCGCGACCTGTGCGCCGGCATCCTCCGCCGCGCTGGCAAGGTGAAACGCGGTCACGCAAGCCATTTCATGCGCGGGGCCGCGCATGGACGATGACAGGTCGATAAGCACCAGTAAGGCGGTATTCATGCCGGGGGTCTCTTGCTTCCGGCTAAACACGTCCAGGGCGCCCGTGCCGATCCGCGCCAGGGCGCGGCGGTCCAGCCGGCCAGAGGTTTCGCGGTGTGTCACGCTGACACGTTCCGGCGACACGAGCAGCCGCGAAATCTGGCCGTGCAACACGGCGCGTCCAGGCAATGCCGCGTTGAAAGCCTGGACATGCCGCAACGGATCGCCTGACAGGCGAGCCGGCAGGTTCACAGTGACATTCCGATACCCGTGCAACCCGCCGGCCTTGGGACGCGGCGCGTCGGGGGCCTGCCTCTCGGCAATGGTCTCCGCGACTTCGGCAAGGGTCTCGCTCGCTTCGGGCGCGTCGTCCAGGCTGTAGGGGTTCTCAGTCGTCCCGTCGCCATGGCCAGCGCCATCGCCCTGGTCGCCGTCCTGGTCGCCCTGGTCGCCCTGGTCGCCGTCCTGGTCGCCCTGGTCGCCGTCCTGGTCGCCGTCCTGGTCGCCCTGGTCGCCGTCCTGGTCGCCCTGGTCGCCGTCCTGGTCGCCCTGATCGCCGTCCTGGTCGCCGTCCTGGTCGCCGTCCTGGTCGCCCTGGTCGCCGTCCTGGTCGCCCTGGTCGCCGTCCTGGTCGCCCTGGTCGCCGTCCTGGTC